AGTGAATGAATCATAATTACTTACTGCTGGATTATCACCAGTTTGAATTGTTCCAACACCATGAGAATTAGTATTAGAAACTGCGAAGGCTGTATTAGCTTCATTAAAGAGAGCTTCAACACCATCTTGTGCAGCATATCTTGCTCTCATAGCAAAGATAAGTCCAGTTGGTCCTGTCATTGGTTGAACACCACAAATGTCATAAGCAACCAAGTTTGGCATCGCACGTCTTACGAGTGAGATTAGAACTGGATCATAAATGTCAACTGGTCCATCAGAAGCAGTTGAACTAGATGCACCCATTACGTTAGTTGGACCGGATTCTGACAACAATCCCATTCCACCCATTTGTTCACGTTGGGAACGTTCTTGGTTTTCCAAGATTACAGCAGTTACCTGCTTTTTATATGGGTCTTTGATCTCAGCCAAATCTGGATGGTTGACAACAGGAGCCCACTTTTTTTGAATTTCTTCAGCGATATACATTGTTTATCTCCTAATGTATAATTAATTAAAAATACAATTATATGTTATTTTTAGTGTTCAACATATCAAGATATGCTTGCATTTGTGCATCTCTTGATCGTGTTTGAACATTTTCAATTTCCTCATTCAATTCCTCAGTCGTAGTAGTAGTTTCAACAACCTCGTCTTCACTATTTACTACTTCTTTTTGTGGAAAGTATGATTCCTTTAACATTTCTAATTTTGCTTTGTATTGTTCTTCATTTTCAAACTCTACACCTTCTGCAAGACTAGAAACTTTTTCTTTTTGTGTGTCTGCTAAACCTTCACAAACATCATTGATAATTCCTTCTTTTGAAGATTCTGCTAATGAAGATTTAAGTGTAACATTTTTTTCAATTTCTTCATTTAATTTCTTCTCAAGATCTTCAACTTTTTCAAATAGATCATCTACAATATCAACCTTTTCTTCTGGAACATCAATGTAATGTTCTTTAAAAAGATTTCTTAAACCTGTCATAAAGTCATCTGTTAATTCAGATTTAATTCCTCGTTCAACAGCTAGTTTATTATCTTCCATCCACTCATTAACAACATAGTTAAGATAGTTATCTACCTTCTCTACCATTTCACCTTGGAAGTTTTTAGTTGATTCTTCAATCTCTTGAAGATATTCTTCTTCAATTTGTGCTACTCTTTTATTTACTTCATCAACTACTTTTGATTTTACTGCTGTCTCAAAAATTTCTTTTGCTTTTTCTTTGAATTCTTCAGAAAGTTCTTCACCAGCAATAGCTTGAATGTCTTCATCCGAATCCAATTCAATTTCTTCTGGTGTCAAATCTTTTCTTGAATAAAGAATTTTTTCTTGTGCTTCAGCAACAACTTCTTCTTCTGATGTTTCATCTAATTCATTTACATCCAACTCAACTACATCTTGAATCAATGCAAATTTTTCTGCGAGTTCATCTTTACTCAGATTTTTAACCATCTCATAAACAGAAGCGACCATTCCATTTTTTGTTGTTGGAACAGTTTCTTCCATTGCTGATGTAGAACCTTTTACAGAACTACCTTGAGATGGATTTGATGAATCTCCACCAGACTTATCAGCTTTTCTAGCTGGTGCTTTATTTGTGGAAACTGCCAACTTACTGGCTTTACCAGTATTAGGATCATCCCCACCCAAATCTTGAACCCCTGCAGGAGCTTCATCCAGCTCTTCCACGGGAGCTTCATCAATTTGTTCTACAGAAGTTTCTTCAACTTCTGTTTCTTTAATTTCTTTTTCCGCCATTGTTTGTGCTCCTACTAAGTTTCAAATATAATATATTTGTTTAATTATATTTATAAATTTTTATAGTTTAGAAATAAAGTCAGCAAAGGCATTTAGTTTGGATTCTTCCAAATTAATTACTGTTGCATTACTTACACTTTTCTTATATTTATCTAATTCTTTTTCTTGAATTATTCCATTTTCCCAGATCCATTCTTTACCTTCCATAATACCTTCAACAAAAGCATTTGGAGCAGATGGATCAGCTACAATGTCTCCTGCCGTAGAAAGATAATAATCATTACCAACAACACTACCATTTCTACTAGGAGTCAAAGAACCCATACCTCTTGATGATACTCCAAGAGTAGCACCTGCATTTATAAGTTCTCTAACAATTTTACCATTTGGTGTATTAAGAATTTTTGCTTCTCCAACAAAATCATTATTATCTTTATCAAGTTTAGTAATGATGTGGGAGACTCTATCTAAATTAACTGTTGGTCCGTCTGGATGACCAAGTTCACCAAAGGCTCTATTTTTACTTACATATTCTTTATTATACCTTTTAACTTCTTTTTCTAATACAGGTAATGGATATGTTCTTTTATTTCTATTTTGTTGTTCTGCTTGCATAAAAATACCACGAATCTTGTAAGTCTTTTCACCATCCTTACCTTCTTCAGAAATATATTCAAGCTGTTCAGAAACTTCTGTTATTAATTTCATTTCTTGGTCCTTAATTTTTTGATTCTTTCTTTACGTTTAGTAATAAGATCTCTAAACAATTTACCTCCAGGTCTAGTGAAAGCTTTCATTTTCGCTTGTTGAGCGGGACTCTTTTTAATTTTGTCCACCATTCTTTCTATTGCAGCTTTCTGTCCAGGACTTTGTTTTTGAAGTTTAGAAGAATTTAAATCTTTTCTAACTCTAAGTTTTAATGCTTGTAAAAATTTTCTTCTGGATTGTTTTCTCAATGCCTCTTTACCACCTGTTGGAATAGCTCTCATTTTATTTCTTTTTAAACCAGCAATTCTTTTTGGTTTAGATCTGGCAAAATTAATTTTTCTTTTAAACCTTTGTGTAGGTGTCAAAACTTCATTAATTATTTCTGATTTGAATTGCTTGAAAGATTTCATGTTAGGCAGAAGCTGAATTAGGTTCACTTAATGTTTCTGTAGGTTGTCCAGTATGAGGATCTACTACAGCTATTTCGGGGTTATCTGGTGCATGAGCACTTACTTCAGAATTTTCAATATCTTCTCCATTACGAGGGTCAACTTCTGGAATATCATCTTGATTACTGTCTGCTTGTATTTCATCTACGGGAGCGTCATTAAACATATTTTGTGCAATTTCAGCTTTTCTGACTTCAAGTTCATCCATAGATTTTTGACCCAATACGCTAAAAATTCCTTCTTTAGCACGACTATTATCACCGGTCATTATTGCTGAAACAATATCTCCACTTGTATAAACATCACTCATAATTTACTCCTTTAAAAGTTGCCACCACCAAAGCCTCCGCTTTGGTCATCTGTTTGATTATATTTAGGATCATTTTGCTCTCTAGACATTTGAGCGTCTTGTTCTTTTTGATCTTCTTCTGTTTGTCTTAATACCCTATTTCTAACAAATTGACGTGAATAATACTTACCCGCATATTCATCCATATCTCTAAGAAGATTTGCTCTGTTTTGTAACATCTCAGCGTCTTTTAATTCTGCAAAATGAGAATCTGATTCAAAATTATAATGAATCTTTTCTTTCATTTTTGCCCAATCCTCTTTAGCAATTACATTTTTCATTCTTAATTGTTTTTCTAGAAGATTGTCAAATAAAACAGTAAACTTATTTCTAAGTCTTTCAATGAATCTTGTAAATTTTAATTCATCTCTTGTAATTTCTGTTGCTCTACCTAAAGTAAAACTAGCATCTGTTTCTAATCTAGATACAGGAACATTTAATGCTTTATATAATTTCTTTTGAAAATAATTTATATCTTCAATTTCTCCAAGATTTTGACCACCAGGTAATGTAGAAATTTCTGTTCCTCTACCACCTTCCCTTCGTGGAAGCCAATAATCTTCCAACATGGTCATTACTTTTCTATCATCTCTAACCTCACCTGTTTCAGCATCATAGATTAATTTATTTTTATAACGTTGCATAATATCTCTAAGATACTGTTCTGCTTTCATCTTTGGTAAGTTACCAACATCAATATAAAATATTCTTCTTTCTGGTGCTCTTGATGTTCTATAAAT